CCTGGTGAAGGATTGTTTGGTGCTTGGTCTTTTAATATAGTGGATGCTGATATGGATGGTACTCCTGGTCCTGAATGGACTACTTCTCCAGCGGATTGGTTTGATTGGTGTCTTGGTATAGCTGATCGTTATACTGATTTAAGTGGTCAGATAACTATGTGTATACCATCATCACCTACAATGTGTAGTTCAAAGTCTACACCTCAAGATTGTGATGGTACTGATGGTACTGGTTATGGTTGGTTACCTTTAACTGGTGATCAAGGAACTGATTCTGTTAATGGATTACATTGTGATTATCCTGGTGATGGTATAACTGTTGGTGGGTGTTGTGGTTGGAGTAAGGCTCTTGGTGCATGTGTTTATAGGGGTTGTACTACATTTGCAAGTTATTATGGTAAATGTCAAGATAAAATAGTAGAGGGAAGTCCTTGTAAAGATTGTAATTCAAGTGATATAACACTTGATAATTGGTGTATAGGTAATTGTCAGTCTTTCCATAGACCAAATCATTCTTTTTTTAACGATACAGATTTTTGTTTAAATGATGAAGATGGAGATGGTCAATGTGATTTATATGAATCTGATACAGATCCATCTGCACAATGTAGCGGTAATGATGAAGCTAGTACAGAAGAATTTGCTCAATGTGCTTCAAATTGTTTTGATTGTTCTGGTAGTTGTTGTACTCCAGGAGTGGATTGTTACTCTATTGATGATTGTGGAAATTGTTCAGCACCTGATAATTTAAATTGGGCTGATGTTGGTTGTGGTTGTAACTATGGAAATGATACTGAAGGACCTATTCCTATTTTATATTATAGAGATTTAGATGGAGATGGTTGGAAAGATCCAAATGATTCAGAAATGTTTTGTGGATTCGGTGGATTTGATTGTGATACTGGTGGGGGTAATTATAATGGTAGTGTCGGTGGTGATCCTTGTACCTCTGGTGGTATTTGGACATTGACTCCATATGATGATGTTACTGGATTTGGAACACAATATTATTCTGATGCTTTACTTGAAGGTTGTGGTACGGGTGCGCCTGGATGGTGTCAATCTGGTACAGATGAACCTGCTGGTATGGAAAATTGCCCAAGTAATACATTAGAACATGGTTGGGCGTGTATTCAACCTTCGGGAATAGCATGTGATGGTGCTGCTGATTGTGTTTGTGCTGGTGGACAGCTGATAAATGAACCTTGTGTTGATGATTCTCAATGTTTTGGAGATTGTTGTTGTAGTCAGAAAGCAGATGGTACACCATGTGATTGTAGTGATTTAGAATGTACAATTGGTATAATAGATGTCTGTGGTACATGTGGTGGAGATGTTTCTACAAGATGGACTTGTGCTGATTATGGAAATCCAACATGTTGTCCGTGTATTAACTGGGATGGAGATACTTGTATTGAATGGCATCCTACTTGTCCTGGTGGATTTTATTTAGATCAATGTGGTGATATAATTTCTAATTGTCCGGAACAACAATTATGTGAAAATCTTACTGGTAATTTGGGAGATTTTTATCCTGATTGTGTTTATTATCCAATGTCTGTTTGTGATAATAATGGACCAGGTGCTACATTTAAATGTATACATGGTGGACCAAATGTAGGTGCTGATTGTACTGAACACATAGAATGTACGAGTTGGCCTTGGCAGGGTGGAAGTGCTGGAACTGGATCTGCTCATTGTCAATGTAATGCTGGAGCTTCAAATACAGCTACCTGTGGTCAAAATCAAATGTTAACGTGGGATAATTTGGGAACTGGTGTGGGTGGTTGTGGTGTATGTGAATGTGGTTCATTTATAAATGAGTGTTTTCAATGTGATTCAGGAATAGAATGGCCTGGTACACCACCTGATCCTACAACTTGTGAAAGTTATAATGATGGAAGTGGACTTCCACAATGTAGTGAAGATGGTAGTAAATATCAAGATAGTTGTGGAGAAGATATACCTGGATGTGGAACACAAGATTGTACAATATCAGATCAAACTAATAAATGTAGTGGTTCAGCTTCTAATGGTGATTACTCTACTTATTGTTATTGTGAAATTGATGGTTCACCTGCATCAGAAGATGCTGAAGATGTAGATTGTCCTTGTGGTCAAATTAAAGATTTTTGTGGTAACTGTAGAGATGTTAATGCTGATGGTACATTTAAAGATCCATGTTCTGATTATGGTGAGGATCCAGATACTTGGCCTGGAAATGAAAATGGTAATATAGGTGAAGCTACATGTGGTGTTTCGGAAGACGATGATTTAGATTGTTCTTTTTATGGTAATCCTGAATGTGACGGTGGTTCTGGTAATTTTCCAGATGCTTGTGGTGTAGAAATTGAATTTTGTGGTTATACTGATTGGGATGGTGATGGTATACCTGAAAATTATTGTCCTTCTGATTACTATAACCAATGTAATTCAGAATCTCATATGTGTGAATGTACCTTAACCACAGATGATGGTTGTCATTGTGGTGAATTGTATGATTGTGTAGATATAGAACAAAATTGTGTAGATTATGGTTCTGGCGTAATGGGTGAGCCTGGTCAAGGTGGAACTGCATATTGTTATGCGGGTGTTTGTAGTACTTCAGGTAATAATGGAGAAGGTGGTTCTGCTGGTCTAGATGCATGTGGTGTATGTTCTGGAACTGGTACTGAACATAATTATAATATTGATCTTGATTCCAGAGGTTTATCCGTTGGTGACCAAGATAATGATGGTGTCTTTGATAATTGTTTTGGTTCATATGTTGCTTGTACTTGTTATACGGATAGTGATTTTGATGGTCAGGGTACTTTTCCAGCAATTAATGGTGATTTTGATTCTGGTCAATATTTTGCTCTTTGGGAAGGTGATATGGAATCTGCTTGTGCAGTTGCCTGTCCTAATTGTAATGATGGTGCTGGTGGTTGTTCTGATAATTTTATAGATGATAATGATGCCTGTTCTTCACTCGAATCAAATACTGGTATGGATCCGTCTGGTGGTGCTGTTGATATTGGAGATGGTACTTTTACTTGTGGAGTTGGATGTTCAAATGCTCCAGCAGGTAATATAAGTGGTGAAGCAGATTGTGCTAATGAATGTAACGGTGATGCTTGGTTAAATTTTTGTAATATATGTGTAGGTGGAAACTCTGGTAATTATGAAGGTGGTAATTTTAATGGTGATGTTACATATCCAAATAATGATTTTGGACAAGATTGTTTAGGTAATTGTTTTGGATTAGCTGTAGTTGATGACTGTGGAACCTGTGATGGATTTAATGCTGAAAAAGATTGTGAGGGGAATTGTCCTTTATGTGGAACTGATGGTTGGCCAGCTTGTCAGGGTACTCAAGCAATATATTTAGGAGCTTGTGGTATAAATAATCAAGCTGGTGAAGGAACTTGTGATCCAGCTGATTCTGATTGTATTGTGGGAGTTTGTGGAAGAGATGAATGTGGAGTTTGTTCTGGAGGTAATACTCAAAATTATTGTATGGATATCACTAATTGGGAATACGATGATTTATGTGGAACATCTAATACTGGTGATTTTTATACTGTATGTACTCATATGAATTGTGCAGGTCAATGTGATGGTGGATCGGGGTCTTATATTATCAATCAATGTGGTGAGTGTGTAGTTGCTCCGGGTCCAGGTTCTACTTGCCAACTGGATTGTAATAATTGTTGGGGAGGTGACGCATTAATTGATGGGTGTGGTC